CAAACCGTTAATCGTGAGCTTGCTCTCCTTGCATCCCGTACTTGTGAGTACGCGACCATGGATATGAAGGACGCTAGTGATCGTGTATCCCTCGAACTTGTTAAAAACTTGTTCAGTGGGACGTCTCTGTTAGAGGGGCTATTAGCCTCTCGATCTGAGATGACACGATTGCCTGATGGTAGAGTAGTGAAGTTGCACAAGTTTGCTCCAATGGGTTCAGCTGTTTGCTTTCCCATTGAGGCGCTGTGCTTCTATGCACTATCTTACGCTATTCTTAGACGTTATGGTTATCGGGCAGATTATGCCCGAAAAGCCATTTACGTCTATGGCGATGATATCATAGTAAGGAGCGAAGTATATAAGCTCCTACTCCAGCATTTCCCTAATTATGGCTTACGCTTTAATATGGGAAAGTGCTGTGTCTCGGGATTCTTTCGAGAATCCTGTGGGTGCGATGCCTTTAAAGGCATCGATGTCACACCTATCCGTTTACGGAAGACATGGTCTCACCGCGATACTTGGGACTCCAGTGAAATCCTTGCATATGTTGAGCAATCGAATGCTCTCCATAAAGCGGGATATTTCACCGTCGCAGATGCTATTCAGATTATGGTAGAGAACCGGTATGGTGCTCTCCCTTTTCTGCCCGTTGAAGATACTACAGGAATTGCTAATTCTGTAATGTCTGGGTCGAAAGACCGTACCGATTTTCGGTACTCCGGGTATATAGCATTCCAGCGATACGGAATAGATCATCGAGAAGCTAACCGAAAGCGAGGCATCAGAGTTCGATGGAACTCTGATTTGCACCGTCTCGAAGTTAGATCTTGGACTATTCGTGGGAAAAACAAAGTTTTTCCTACGTATGGTTGGCAGAGCGTGTTCCGCGCTTTAATGTGCGGATCCACGGATCTTCCAGCTGGAGTCTTTCCGCTCCCACGTCGGATTTGCCGAAAACGTGGGTGGATAGCCCCACCTCTTTATTGAGGTGGACTATGTATGAGCATCTTCACATAAACCTAACTATATAGAAAGGAATATTATGAAGAGTGCACATAAAACTCTTAAGTTGACACGTCGTCAGCTAAGGGACTGTGCCGAGGCTTGTTTACGTTCTGTAGACAATCTCGACACTTGGCTCCTTGTCGCACGTTCTTTCCGCCTCTGTGAGGAAACCCTCACTTTGGTAGAGAGCCGTATGATGAAGAAGTCATCTAAGAACTAACGTTCTTTTGATGTCCTGGCGCTGACCAATCGCCCATATATATGGGTGAAGGTAGAGAAGTGGGGCTTTCGCCCCTTTCTC